CTGCGATGTAGATTCGGTAAGATGTTGCTGTTGCCATTTGCAATATATAAATCTGGGTATGTCGTTTTGTTAAACGTGCCGCCGATCGCTCTTAAATAACCATTCGGATTAGCGCTTTTATGAAATCCAACAATTGCTCCCACTGGCAAGCCTTTTTTCTCTGCTTCAACTGCCCGATCATACGCAATTTTCACTGCTTTACTTGTTCCAATAGTGTCCTCGCTGTTGCTGTCAACTGCCGATGATTTTTTGCTATTGGGTATATAATTTGAAAACATCGCAATCGCTTGTCGAATTCTTTCTGCAAGCGTTTTCCCCGCTTTTGCTGTTAATGCTAGCGTTGAATTATTTTGATCTAATTCATCTGTTAATTTCACAATGCCTTTTACTGTTGTTGATGCGCTTTCGATTTCGTGTGAATGTCCGTCATTATCAACGCCGTTTTGTGATTCTGCAGTGATTTTTTCGGGGTGAGCTGTCCGCGGGTGACGAAAATCACAGTGTCATCTACTTTCATCGTGACGGCATCTGATGATTCAATAAGTAGAATCATTCGCATAACTTGTATTTTTCCACTACCGCTGGAAAGCGTAGGTTTGAAACTCTCCGGACAGTTTGCATACGCAATCAATTTGTTTTGACTATCAAAAATCCCCATCTCACGAATGTGAAAACCGCCGACATCTTCGGGAATGGTTAGCTCAAAAATCACTTGTTTGTTATTGCGTGGGTCTCTTGACACTGCGCTGATTGTTGCACGATGTACTTCGTTAACTAATGCTGTGCTGGCTACGTTTGGCGTGACGGCTTGTCCGTTTCCGTCGCCCACGGCAAAGTGAGTGATGTTAAGCGGTTGGCGGGTTGCGATTGCTGTCGCAAGCTGTTGCGAACCGTAGGTTGTTAGTACTGAATAATATTGTTTTGCCATTTTTTAACCTTTATTTTTTAAGGATAAACACTAATAATTTCACCGCTGTTTTGTGCTAAAAATGCGTGCATTGTGCCTGTCGGCGATACTGCAATTGCGAGTTGTGAAATATGTCTTGATACGGGTTTCACATCGTTTACTAATCGCACAAGTTCGTTGTATGTCTGCTCATTTAACCCTGTTTCTGACACTTCAACCGTTAAGCTGAATGTTCCTGTGTGCCTTGCGGTTGGGTTTGAAACCACTCTTTCAGCTCAACAAGGTAGCCGATTGGTTCAACAACTCGCTTTACTGCACCGATTGTGCCTTTGTGCTTATGAATGAAGAATGATTGCTTGATTGCAATGCGTTTAACTTCTTCGCTCCAGTTTTCATCCCATTTATCGACCGAAAACGCCCACGCCAAATAGGGCAACAAGTGAACAGGGCAACGGTCGGGGTTGATTAAATCCGCGATAATAATTGGATTTTCAACCGCACTTTTCATAATTTGTGCCGCACGTTTTTCTAGCGTTGTCGAACCTGTAGGCAATAGCGTTTGATTAGTAGTCATCTGATGTCACTAGCTCCACGTTAATTTGTGTGCAATAGCCCGCTTTGTTGTTCGGTAGCGCAATGTCTTGTGTGGGCTGTGTTAATTCGACACGTTGCACACCTTCAATGTGAAGTGCTGCGTAGATTCCTGATAATGAAATATCACGCCCCAATCTGTGTTTTTCTTCTGTGTATTTTTTCAGATTCTGCAATGCGGTTTGTTTAATCGGTTCATATTCAGGCCCGCGATAAATATACAGTTTCGCGGTGATTTGATATTCCTGAATTGTGGCACTCTGCACGGTTACACGGTCGCCGATTGGTCTGATGTTCTCGTCATTCAAGCGTTTACGCACGGCATTTAATACGTCTTCGCTTGCTGTGCCTTGTCCTTCTCTGCTTAGAATTGTCACCGTAACTTGTGCGGGTTGCGGTGAGACAACTGAAACATCGGCAACTTGCGGGTGTGCAGAAAGGGCGTGGAATACATACGCACTCCTAGGACCCGCCACGGATAAGCCCTCGAACGCTAATTGTGCACGCAAGCGCAATGCGGTGTCGTCTTCGTAAATTGCGGGAATTTTCGGTGTCACGTCGTTGTTTTCGGCTTGAATCAGTAAACGCTCAACATTGAAATTTGCTGCAATGACATCTAAATCAGACCCCGTTGCATACGCAAGCATTGTTGCGTGTGCGGCGTTATTAATGCGTTGACGTTCTAACATCTGCAGATAGCAATTCTCTTGTAAAAGTTTAGTGATTGGTTCGCTTTCAAGTGCTAACCGTGCTTGCCAAAATGGGCGTTCTTCTTCCGGATAAAGTGCAATGAACGCTTGTTTGCGTTGTGAAAGTAAGTTTTCAAAACTCAAGTCTTCAATCACCTTCGGTTTTTCTAATTTTGATAAATCAACTAATTCGCTCATTGTTTACCGCCTAAAAATATGTCGTTCAATTCAAATTGCTTTTGTGTGTCAGTTCGACGTGCGACCAGTGTCGCTGTGATTTTGCTTTCTTCCACTTTTGGCTTAAATGCCGTGATTTGTATGCGTGGCTCCCACTTTGTCAACGCCATGACTGCGGCACTGGATAACTGCAGAAGTAAGGCGTGGTTGATTGGGTTTGCGAGCAAAGGCGGTATTTGACTGCCATAATCTCTGCGCTGAATACGTGTACCAATTGGGGTGATTAAAATATCACTGATTGATTGCTTAATATGCGCAAGCTCGTCTTTCACGATTTCGCCAGTTTGTCTGTTCATTAGTTCGGTGTTCCTGTTGTTCCGCCACTGTCGCCCGGGTGCGTGTGGCTTGTGAGTGAAACGCCACTTGCCACCACGTCTGCTTTTGATTCGATGTTTTGTTGTGCGGTGATTGAGCCTTGTGACTGCATATTGCCGTTTGCGCTCACACCACCGTTTATTTGTGCGTTACCTTTTATCAATACATTTCCGCCAACTTCTAAATCCTGCGTGCAAATCACTTTTGGGGTTTCTGCTGTCACGCTTGTTGATGCCTTGACTTGTGCTGTATTAATACCTGTAACCGTCAATGCTGAACTAGCTTGATTGTATTTAATCGTTGCCCCGTCCGCGAACGTGATGACGTGCTCATCTGCGCTGCGGCTTGGGCTGTTTTGTGTATAAAGTCCCGTCAGTATCGCTGCAGTCGTTAAGTCGCCACTCATCGCGAGAATAATGCATTGTTCATTCACCGTTGGCGGTGACCACGTTGCCGTTGTGCCTGTGCGCAATGTCAAAAATGGTAAAAAATCCGTTAGAATTTGCCCGCTCTTTACACGTGCTTTGCAGTTTGCGAGATCCACTTCTGCAATCACGCCGAACCTGATGATGTTTTCTATTCTGCGATTGTTCTCTGCTGTCATTGTGTTGTGCTTTTTCGTTAAATAATCGTATTGTTGAGTGTTTGATTTTGCTTTGCGAACGTTTGAGAGTGTGAGAATTGAAACGACAATCACCGCACTTTGAAAGTGCGGTGCTTTTATTAGTCACGGTCAGTCAATCGACTGCGGTTGCGTGCTTGGCGTTGATTTTCGATGCGTGCAAGTTCTCGCTGAACGGCTCTTGCGATGTCTTCTGCGTTTTGATTCGCGCCCGCATTGATTGTGATGTTTACCGTCATTGGTGCGCTTGCGACTGTTGCACCTCGTGCCGAAAGTGGCGCACGGTTGTCAATTTTAAGCGGTTGCGCATTAGCAATGCCCGCACTTAATCCGACGGCTAACATACCCGCACGGGCTGATTTTGCGTTGTGCAATGTTGAAAGAAAGCCAGTGCCAAGGCGTGATGTAGCTGATTTGTTGAATACGAACTCGCCACGATGCACAATTCCCGCTGGATCATAACGCCCACCGTTACCCGTATAACCACCGCTAGCAAAGCCCGTCATTGCTGCCATGTCTGCCGTTTTGCTGATTTGTTCTGCGTGGTCTTTTGAAATAATGTTGTCAAGGCTTGGCATGTTATCAATGACCCACTTGATTGAATCGATGACCCACTGTAGCGGTTTTGTGACCAAATCAATGCCTTTTGCTAGCCACTCCCCGAATTTATAACCTGCTGATGCCGCCTTGTCTAAGTCTTCGCTTGCAGATTGTACGGGGGATAATAAATCCGTGAACCATTTCACTGCTTTTTCTATCCAACCGACCACAACGCCGAACATATCGCCAAGCGGGGCGAATTTTTCAAGAACTGGTGCCATGCCATTTTTTAATCCTTCCCAGAACCCACCAAAAAAGGCACTGATTTGGTCCCAGTATTTGTAGATTAAAATTGCGCCCGCAATGACTGCAGTGATAAACAAACCGAGGGGGTTCATCATAATTGCCATTTTCAACAATCCAAGCCCTTTTGTTAATAAGCTGATTGCACCAAATCCTTTAATTCCAAGCACAGTGAAAGCCAGTTTTGTTGCCGCTAATGGTCCAATGATAGTTACTAACATTAAGCCGATTGCACTTAATCCACCTAAGAATAAAGCGGTAAATGTAATCAGTTTAAAAATAGTTTTCGCAAGTTCCGGATTTGCTTTTATCCATTCGTTCATTCCGCGTAGCATTTCTGTAAGTGATGCTGTAAAACCACGTAATAATGTGTTGTTTTGATCAAAAATACTGATGCCGAGGGCTTCTTTTGCAGATAGCAATGACTTAATGTCGCCTGATAAATTATCAGCCATTGTTTGACTTACTTTATCAACTGTTCCAGATGCATTTTTTATTGATGTTTCATAATTCTGTAATGCTCCATCAGCTTGACTGATTAACTCCATTGCTGCCGCAACTGGAATTTTTCCAAAAATGTTTTTAATCACATTTGATCGTTGTGCGGTTCCCATTTTGTCTGTTTTCTTTTTAATATCAGCCAAAATCTCTGGAATTTGTCGCATATTGCCTTTTGCATCTTGTACTTGTACACCTAGCTTTTTCAATTGTTTATTATTGATCATGTTCAGACCAATATTTTTCAATGCGGTCCCCGCTGATGAACCTTTAATACCGACGTTACCAAGCAAACCTGCCATCGCGGCTGAACTCTCAAAAGATTGACCGAGTGATGTCATAATCGGTCCACCTTCTTTCATCGTTTCATATAACGTTTCAAGTGAAGTATTTGATGTAGTGAATGTAAGTGTTAATACATCTGCAACTCTGCCCATTTCCGATGCTGGAATTTTAAAACCAGATGAAATGTCAGATGCAACATCTGAAACACGAGCTAAATCAACACCTGATGCTAACGCTGTATTTAAGACTGATTTCAATGATGCTTGAATTTGTTCTGGTGTAAAACCCGCCATGGCAAGATAACCTTGCGCGTCTGCCACTTCTGATGATGAAAATGCGGTTGTTGCGCCCAAATTGATAGCTTGATCTCTTAATGCTTTGATTGTTTCTGCATCTTTGACTTTATCAAGTCTTGTCAATGCTTGCACTTTTGAGAATGATTTTTCAAACTCCATCGCGGGCTTTAACATTGCCACTTCTGCACCAAGAATTGCACCGCTTGCAAGCCCCGCTTTCATTGCTCCGCCCGATATTTTGTCACGCATTGATAATGTTTTGTCGTAGCTTGAGCGGGCTTTGTTAAGTCGTGCTTGTGTGTCTGCGTTGCGTTTTAACTGTCGATTTTGTTCTGTTAATGCTCTGTTTGCTGACTTGATTTTTTCATTCAGCATTGCGTTAGCACTGCCAAGATTACGCGTGCTGATGCCGTATTTATCAAGTGTTGTTTTTGTTTCGTTGACTTTGAGCTGTAAATTTGTTTTTTCATTCTTCAATGCTTTCACGCGTGCTTGTGCTTGTTGCATTCCCTTTCGCATTTTTGCCGTTGGCGTGGCAAGCTGTGCGAATTTTGCAGATAATTTTTGCGCTTCGTTCTGTGCTTTTGCTAATTCTGCGTTATTGATTGCAACGGATTTTTTCAATGCTTGAAAATTCGTAATGACTTTTTTCTGATTTTCTAACGCTTTTAAATTCTTTTTTGCATTCGCAATGCTTTGCGCTAACTTTTTGTTAGTTGCAATGATGCTTTTGAATGGTGCTGTTGCTTTATCAAGTGCCGAAAGCGTGACTTTTAACTCTAAATTGTTCGACATAATGAAAACCTTTCTTAATTAATCGCTATTTGTTCAATGATTAAATCTTCAATCATCTGCAGATCTTGTTGAGAAAAACCGAGCAATTCACGCTGTGCGTATCGCACATTTAATCCTGTCCGCACTTCTGAACTCAAGCCGAATTGATGGACTTTTGCAATATGTGCGGCGTTACCAACGAAACCAAGACTCACTTGATTTCCGTTAGTTTTGACTTTTAAAAATCTTGCTGTTTTTAACTTCGCAAACATTGCTTTTCGTTTAATCCGCCCTTTTTTCTTTCTTAAATTCTTTTGCGGTTTGCGTGGTGTAAACGGTGTGCCGTCGGGGTTTTGTTGCGCTGTGATTCTATTGCGTTGACTTTGTGCGAGGTTCTGCCCGATTTTGCGGGCAAGTTCTCGCTGTGCGGTTGGTGAAAGATTATTTAAAAGTGCGGTGAGTTTTGAGTTAAATTCGTCAATCGTTGCCATAAAGTTTCCTGCGCTCAAAAATCATATTATTTTCAAGTATCACCTTTAAATCATCTGCAGTGAGTGCGCTTTCTGTGTTCCACGTTGGTTCTGTCGAATACTTCAAATTAATCTCGCCATTTTCCCCGCTTTTTTGCACAACTCTTTCTGTGAGTTTTATTTCAAGTGATAAATCTAGCGTGTTGTTGTTATTAAAATCCGTGACGAATTTAAACGCCCCTTCTCTGCGCTGTGGGTTCTCGAAGATTTCAGGCTGATTCACTTTCAAATATGCCAGCACGGGCACAATGATTTTTGCGATGTCTTCGGCATAATCTGTGATGATCACATTGAGCGTGTATTGATATTCAAAACTCAACGATTGCGCACCAGTACTGATGATTTGCCCTTGATCAATAAAGACTTGCAACAAATCAGGATTAGTCTTAAAAGCGGGGTTTGATTGCTCAATCACATTTCTGATTTGATTCGGTTTTTTCATCGTCTATACACTCGCTGTTTTTTCTCAAAAATTGTCTGACAGGTTACACACCGGCAAACACCTAAAATTGTCAATCTGCGTATTTCTGGAATTTCTTCCCCGCAGTCTTCACAGAAAAACGCACTCGCACGGGTTGATGTTGTTCTGTTTTGTATTGCGAGATCGCGTTGCATTTGTTCCAGTTCTTGTGCTTTGTCAAATCTATCCATTTCTTACTTCTCTTTTTTATTAAAATCATCAATGCATTGCTTTAATGCGTTGTTTTCTAACAAACAGAATTGCAACATATTGTGCGTTTTAAGCAGTGCTTGCGCTAAGTCTTTGTTAGTGTGAATCTGCAGATTCACATCACCGCATGTTGCTGTCTGCGGGCAAAGAATTGGCGGGTTTATCGGTTTTGTTGAGCAAGCGTTTAATATCATCAGGCACAGACTGATTGCTCCAATTTTGATTTTTTTCAATAGCATTGTTTAACTCTCTTTCTGTGTATTCGTTTGCTTTCTGCAGTGTTCTCACTTCGTTAAAAAGTGCGGTCTGTTTCTGCGAAAATTCATCAATCTTTTGATTAAGTGCGATGTAGTTCGCTTGCCACATTTCTGTTTTTAACTTCTCCGTTTTTGCTTTTGCGTAGAAGTTAAAAGCCAGCGTTGACGTGGTGACAATCGCAATCAGCAGTGCGAGAAAAACCCCGCCTACAATCATTTTTAATTTTGCGTTTACGGCGTTAAACATAGTTGACGTTCCTTTTCTCTGCGAATTTCTAAGCCTCTCATTTTCTGACCGCCAGCATAGACCCAACGGCTAAACTGATCGCACATTTGCGGTGTGTAGCCTTGTTTTGCCATTCTGAATAGCGTTGATTTCTGCATTTTCCCGCACCCGACATTGAATGTGATTGACGTTAACGCCTCAAAAGCACCTTGCGGTAGCTGTTTGCCGTTGGCGTGTGTGTTTACGCATTTTTCCGCTTGTTTTATTCCCTCTTTGAATAAGTAAGCGACTTCTTCGAGCGTGTAGATTTTGTTTCTGTCGATTTTCTCAATCGCACTCGTCGTGCCGATGCCAACCGTTAGCACGTCAGCGGGGCATTGATAGGGTTTTGTGTAGCAACCCTCTGCATTGCCGATGATTTCCATTCCACGTTGCGTTGTGCGGATCTCATCACCATAATTAATTGCAACAAGTGCAATGACTGTTAAAACACTGCACGCATATCTGATGTATTTTTTAATTGTCATCTAAACTTACCCCAATTTTTTTTGCTTTTAGTTCTAGCTCTTTCATTTTGTAATGCTTGTTCACAAAGAATGTGCCGATTGCGAGAATAATGCCGACAATCGTCGCTAAAATACTGAATATGTTTGATACATCTTGCAGTGATAATCCGATCCCAGATAAGAAAGTACTTAATGATGCGATATATGAGCTTGCGCCCGCTAAGTCGTTTTTAACCATTTTTAATCCCTTAATCCCAAAGTTTGAGTGTGTCTTTTTTGATTGTTTGTTGTTGTTTTTTTGGTAAAACCACTGCAGTACCAATTTCCAGCACCGGTTGATTTGCTAGATTTGGATTGAGTAGCAATGTTTCTTCCAATAATCCGTTACTTGTGCCTATGTGACGAAAAATCACTGCATCTAGCGTGTCGTTTTGGTCTGCGTAAACTTGCATATCAAATCAACTCCGTGGTGATACGTCTGCGACCAAGAATGTCATTAATTGCAAAACGGGCATCACGTCGAATTTGATTGATACTTTCTTGCAATAATTCCATTTTCTTTTCACCGTCGTTTGTTGTGTCATAACTTGCGTAGCGTTCGTACAAGTTGGCTAATGCTAAGCAATAAACCGCCCGTTTATAGCGATAAACAAGCACAGATTGATTGCCAACTCTGCCACTTGGCATTTCTGCAAGCGTGGTGTGTGTAGCTGATTGCTTGAAGTTGTTCAATTCATCATTCACGGATGCGACTGCTTCAAATAACGCTTCTTTTAATCTGTCTATTGTTACCGTTCCGTCTAGTCGTGATGCGTTTCTAAATTCGCTGATCACAATGTTCGGGAAAAACTCATCATTTTGTATGAATTCTTCATTTTGTTTGTCTCGTTCAACTGCTTGTTGCACCGACTTCATGTCATAGTCGTGTGCGATTTTTATTGAGATTGTGCCGTCACTCATTGTTTTTCTCGTATAAAAAAAGCTGGGTGAGGATTGAAGAATAAAGTGCGGTTAAAAAACCGTAAATTCTCTAATCCGCCCAGCTGGCGTTGCGCTTTGCTCGGTTTAGTTAGTGTCTTGGTTAGATTGTTTTTCTAACTCTTTGCGTAGTTTTTCAACTAAGCCTTTTACACCAACGTTTAAATCTAACTCTAATGCACGCTCGAGGGCGACTAATGCCTGCTCTTTGTTGCTTTCAACTTGCAGTGTGCCAATTTCACGCATTAAGCGTGCGCGAGATTGGTCTGGCATATCTTCATCACGCACGAGTTCTTCAATGCGTGTTAAATATGAAAGCTCAAACGTTTTATTTGCTGTGCGGGCGATTTTTGCCGCATCTGCAAATTCTTCTGCAAGCAATGTGCCAAGCGTGCGGGTGAACGGTTCAGGCAATACGAGTTGCTGATGTAGTGCATAATCTGCAATTTGTAATGCAAGATGATATTCAGCACAATCAATAGCCCACACAAGCCACGTCATCAATACGTTGTCTTGTTTACCGTTGCCTGCTTTGAGTACACCTTCGATCCACGGCATAAATTCTTGTAAGATTGAACGCTTATACTCTGCTTTCAATTCAGTTGATTGAATTTCTTTTAAATTTTTCTGATGACGAGCGAGTAAAAACATCATTTTTTCGTACTCGTCATAGTTTTCTAATTGCTCATCTTCTGCCGCACTGGCTTGTTGTGCAGCAACGGTCATCACGTGAATTTGAGCGGGGGATAATCTCGCCATAAATTACCCCGCTGCATCTTCAAATGTGATGTTTTCGATTAATGCCGCGCAATCGTAATCTTCAACTTTAAAGTCGATGTTTTGCGACAAGTAGTCTTCAATGCGATTGCGTTTCGGGTTGTTTTGAATGAAACGACGTGTTGCACCCTCTTGGAAATAAATTGATAAGTTATCCAAGCGAGTGATCAAAATTGCGTTTTTCGGGAAAAACGGCACACGAATCGCTTTTAATCCGCCGATTTGTTTTTGAGATACTAACACTTGACCAGCTAGCTGTTCAGTTGCTTTGTCTGCACCGTTCACGATATTGAAATATTTATCGTTTAAGATGCCACGGCCACAAATTGCAACTAATTCTGTGTCGTCTTGATATACTTCATGGATTAAGTTATCAACCGCATCAAGCACTAATGCATCAATGTTTTCATAACCTTTGCCGGCGTTTTGTCCTGTGCCTTGACCTTTACCCACTTTCACTTTGTTTTGCGTTGTTGAACCGTTCATCACACCTTTTGAGTGATCATCACGCATTTGTTGCAACCAACCTTTTTTGACATCTTGCAACAATGTATTGCTTGATGCTTGTGATGTTGCAGCACGGCTTGTGCCATTAAAGCCCATCATAATTAAGTTTAGTGCAATGGTTTTTTGGGTTTGACTTGCTAATTTAGCTTGGAAATCTTGGAATTTAGCCCAAGCGTCAAGTGTTGCCCATTTGACGTGTGTGTCAAAGTTTACTTGTTCGCATTTGTATTTGCGTGAATCAAGTTTTAGTACGTCTTTTGTTTGTCTGTCTGCGCTGTCAGTGTCAGTTGTGCTTGCGATTGCTTGAGCGACCCCCAAACCAATCATCTCACCTTCCATTTGCTCAACATTGACAGTGTTAATCATGCCGAGAAAAGCAGAACTTTCGATGACCTTTTCTTTTAATTTTTGCTCAACTGTTGGATTAACTGTAAAGCTTTCTTTGACATCTCCAGTTTCAATACCGTTTAATTCAGCAATACGTGCCACGTAAGCGTTATATAGTTTTTTAGTTTCATTACGCATATTGTTCTACCTTTTCTTAACAATCAGTTAAATATTGTTTACCTTCCGCACCAGTGACTTGTGGGCGGGCGGTGTATGTTTGTTCCGGCTGTTTTGCCAGCTCTGCAAATTTCTGCTCTAACGCTTTCACTGTGTTTTCTAAATCAGTGAATTTTTCGCAGTGTTTTTCTAAATCTGCAGAAAGTGCGGTTGTTTTTTCTGACGTTTCTTTGCAGTTTTCACCGAGTAGCTCAATGGCTTGTTGGTGATCTGTGAAACGCTCATCATCTGTTTTTGCTTTCTTCGCAAATAACGCTTTGACTTTTTCAAACACGCTGAAACCCTGTTTTTCTTCGACTTCTTCAAATTCGATTTCGGTTTCTACTGCAGCAGTGAATAAGTTTTCAGCTTTTTGCTTGCGTGAAGTGAAAGGATTCGCAGTTGCTTTTGAGGCAAATTGAAGCATTTCAGTGCCAAGGCTTGCGGGTTCGTCAGTGACTGCCAAGCCCACTAAATACGCCTCACCAGTATCTGAAAAATTCGGGTCAACTTCGATTGATGTGTAGACTTTTTGACGGTCTTTATTGAGTTTGATTAAGTCGTCAGTCGGGTCAATCTGCGCTAATAGTTGCAGTTTGCCGTCTTCTGTTTCTTGTGTTTTCAGTGCGATTACATCGCCATAAGCTTTTGAGTGCGGTTCATCTTTCCAAAAATAGCGAAACTTAAGATGCTCTAAATTAATGCGCGCACCGTATTTTTTAAGTCGTAGTTTTTCGCCATCTGCTCAATCCAAGTTCGATTGATTGTGCGGCCGTCAGTTGTTGCCCCTTCTGTTGCGACAACGAACCATTTCGATTGTGTTTTTTTATCGCCCATAGCTTTTCCCATTTCGGTTTTCTGTTCAAATTGCCACAATGTTGAATGTTTTATTTTTACGGGTCTATTTGTTCAAATTGTGAAAACATTTCTCACAAAATCATTATGAATCAAAGTATTAGCTTTCTTCTTATGATGCCTTTATTGAAAATGAGGGTGTTATGCAAGAACAAGAAGAAAACATTGAAATCATCGTCAAACCTGAAATTGACCTAAAACGAAAGGCGCAAGTGATGTATTTTGGCGGGTATAAAATTGCTGAAATATCACGTCAGCTTGATATTCCCGTTTCGACTATTTCTAGCTGGAAAGAACGTGACAAATGGGACGACATTGCACCCGTTGGGCGTGTTGAACTTGCGCTTGAAAGCAGAATGATTTTGCTCATCGCGAAAGAACAAAAAAGCGGTGCAGACTTTAAAGAAATTGACCTGCTCGGGCGACAAATGGAAAAAGTCGCACGTGTGAAAAAATACAGTTTTGGCGAGGGTAACGAAACGGATCTCAATCCGAAAATTAAAAACCGCAATAGTGGACCGCGCAAAACGGGTGATAAAAACCCAATATCTGAAGAACAACAAGAATTGCTGATCAATGGCTTTCTTGAAGGAATGTTCAATTATCAGCGTTTGTGGTTTGATGCGGGCAAACAACATCGTATTCGCAACATTCTAAAAAGCCGTCAAATTGGGGCAACTTACTACTTTGCGCATGAAGCGTTAGTTGATGCGCTAGTGACTGGTCGCAATCAAATTTTTCTCTCTGCAAGTAAAAAACAAGCGTTGCAGTTCCGCTCATACATTACCGCTTATGCGAGAAAAACGGCTGATGTTGAACTTAAAGGAGAAACAATCCTACTGCCGAACGGTGCAGAATTGATTTTTTTAGGCACGAACTCGGCAACGGCGCAGTCTTATCACGGCAACTTGTATTTTGATGAAATCTTCTGGGTGCCAAAATTTGCAGAAATGCGCAAAGTTGCCGCTGCAATGGCATCACAAAAGCAATATCGTCAAACCTACTTTTCCACACCGACAACCATCGCATCTGATGCTTATCAATTTTGGTCTGGCAAATCATTTAATAAACGACGTCCGAAAGATGAACGCATTGAAATTGACATCTCTCACGAGAATTTGCGCCCGGGGAAACTCTGTGCAGATAGACAGTGGAAACAGATTGTAAACATTTACGATGCAGAAGCGGGCGGGTGTAACTTATTTGATATTGAAGATCTTATTGCTGAAAACTCACGTGAAGAATTTGAGCAGCTCTATATGTGTCAATTCGCTGATGATACGTCTAGCGTGTTTAAATTTAATGAATTGCAATTGTGTCAAGTTGACAGTCTTGAAGATTGGAAAGATTACAAGCCGTTTTTAAAACGTCCATTTGGCAATCGTGAAGTGTGGCTGGGCTATGACCCATCCCACACAGGCGACCGCGCGGCACTGGTGATTGTTGCACCGCCGAGGGTTGATGGCGGGGATTATCGCATTTTGCATTATCAAACGTTTCACGGCTTGGACTTTGAAGCGCAAGCAAAACAGATTCAACGTTATACAGAGGAATACAATGTAACCAAAATTACAATTGATAAAACGGGGCTTGGTGCCGGTGTATATCAAGAAGTAAGAAAATTCTATCACACTGCAATCGGGCTTGATTACAACGTGGATTTAAAAAATGAAATGGTTTTAAAAACATTAAATCTTATTCAAAAACGTCGGTTGAAGTTTGACGGCAAAGAAGTGATTAGTAGTTTTATGACCGTGAAAAAACGTTTAACACGTTCTGGCCGTCAGATGACTTATGTGTCTGACCGTTCAGAAGAGGCAAGCCACGGTGACATCTGTTGGGCAACAATGAACTGCGTTTTAAATATTCCTTTTGGTGAAAACTTAAATCATCACAAAACTGGATCAACAATTTTTACATTTAACTAGACGAGAAATGAAAATGACTAAAGAAAATTCAACAAATTCAACTAAAGTCGAAGCGTTCAGCTTGGGCGACGCGACACCAGTTTTAGACCGTGCTGACATTCTGAACTATCTTGAATCGGTGTTGATGTATGAAAAATATTATAGCCCGCCTGTTGATTTCAGTGGGTTGGCTCGTTCTCTGCGTGCTAGTTCTCATCATGAAAGCGCAATCACGGTGAAGAAAAATATTTTACTTTCAACGTGTAAAACCACGGCACTTTTAAAGCGCACGCAATTAGAAAAATTTGTGCAAGATTATCTTGTTTTCGGCAATGCTTATTTTGAAGTGGTGCGCAATGCGTTTGGCAAACCCATTGCATTAAATTCACCACTCGCAAAATATATGCGAAAAGGGAAAGATGACGGGGTTTATTTTCAAGTCACTAGCTATTATCAAGAACATGAATTCAAGAAAAATAGTATTTTTCACTTGATGAAACCTGATGTGAATCAAGAGATTTATGGATTGCCCGATTATTTATCCGCATTGCAGTCTGCTTTTTTGAATGAAAGCGCAACGTTGTTTCGTAGAAAATACTATGTGAACGGCGCGCACGCTGGGTTTATTATGTATATGACAGACCCCGCTCATAGTGTTGAAGATATTGATGAGATTAAAAGACAATTAAAAGAAGCTAAAGGCAAAGGCAATTTTAAAAACTTATTTATCTATGCGCCCAACGGCAAAGAAAATGGGTTAAAAATTATTCCGCTTTCTGATGTTGTCGCAAAAGATGAGTTCTTAAATATTAAAAATACAAGCCGAGATGATATTCTTGCAGCGCACCGAGTGCCACCACAGCTGATGGGAATTATTCCAACAAATGCGGCGGGTTTCGGTGATGTAAAAAAAGCTGCTGAAGTTTTCTTTGTGAATGAGATTGAACCGTTGCAAAGACGACTTGAAGAATTGAATG